GCCACTCATTGCGTGATGTACATAAATAAACTCTGGCACATTCAAATAGTGGCACGATCAGGTTTGGTAGTTTCGGCCATCTCGTCTTCTTCATTCTGCCTCTGGTGTATACAAAAAAAAGCCGCATGTCGCGGCTTGCCGAAAAATCCCTGCTTTCGTTAGTCTCGAGTCTGGAGTCTGGCCTTTCAGCCCGCCGGTGCTGGCACACTGGCGTTCAACTTACCCTCACCACCAATCGAAGGTATGGTCATTTTGATCATACCTTTTGCAAAGCGCTGATTTAACTTACGAAGCTGTGGCTCCCATGTCATCCCCATCCCCTTAACAATGGGCTTCATCGGGGTATAAGGTTCGCCATTGTGGTTAACAATATAAAGCGCATTTCCATGAAACGGTACGGTGATAGTTTGCATAGCGTTTGCCTTCCTTTGAAATGAACCTTTGCCGCACAGGAAACCAGCCCACCGAGGCTCGCCAGCACTAACTGGTATCCTCAAAGGCTCATTTCAAAGGGTCAGGTTCGGTGGTTATTGTGCGCTGCGGTGCGCGGTGAAATTCAGATGTAAAAAAAGCCACGCAATAGCGCAGCCCTGAATGGTTGCCAGATAGCGTCTGGCGGCGTATCCCCTGCATTTGATATTGTTAAATCGCCAAAAGTAACCACATCAAACATGGAGAATTAAATGAGCATAGTGCTTTATTCCGCCGACAGAAGAAGCCGGTACAACGCAAATACATTAATGGATTTTTCTTCCATGCAGCCACCTGTAACTGACACCTACGCCATTGATAGCTTTATTGGCGCGAAATTTAACTTCAAAATCTCCGAGCATGGTTTGCGTTACCTGTTTCCGAGAAGAAACCTAACCAGTACTGATCTCATGGAACTTATTGTCGAACTGGTTCGCCAGCTTCAGTTTCCAACAAAACCATCCCGATATCAGTCAATCTTCGCCTGTGAAAAAATAGAAGATGCGAATTATTTTAGAGAAAATCATCGTGAACACGATGGGCCGCAACCTATTTACGAAATACTGGTAGGTGATAATACAAATATCCACCGTGGCGATATGCGGCTGCTTGACCTGAACGCATCATCAGATAATGCCGCAATGGTTTTCAGGAAAGCAATGTGGTACTGGTCTGGAGAATCTTCCATGAATCCATTCTGGGAGTATATCGTCCCTCTTCCAGTTCAAATTGGCAGCATGGTAGAAGAATAGCAAGCCTCTAATCAGGCGGGAGAGCAGGATATGTTCACGCCTGATATGTAGGACTCCAGATGAATCTGAGGATCAAGTGATACCTCCCCATTGCTAATTTTTTCAATGACGACCTTTAATTTTTCGATGACTTCCTCTTTATTTACCCCAGAAGTCGAAAAGACAAATCTTGTTCTGGGAGCCAATGCAGACGAAGTATTTACATTATGTGCGTGATTACCAATTTTCATCATCATCTCCTTAAGACAAAAAAAACCGCAGCAGGGCTCTTTTATGTAAAAAAATGCGGGAGCCGATCCCCGCTATGCGGCAGTGGTATACAGACAATCAGGGATATGATTTACGCAGCTAATATTTCAAGCCGTCTTCCAAGCACTGCCAGTGCTTTCTGTATCGTGTCGATTTTCGTCGAGTGCTTCAGATCAAACAATCTGGTCACTTCCTGTTTTTTGATACCCATACGTTGAGCCAGCTCAACCTGAGTTAAGCCGGAACTAATCCAGGCATTCAAAAGCATCACCTTCGCTACCACACTTGCCGGTACTTCGACAAAGTCATCTGTCACGTTACCCGGTTCTGGTATGCGCTCCCCGTCTTCGAAATAAAACTCGAAGGCCGTAACAAGCGCATCAAGCGCGTTTTTCAGCGCCTCCTCCCGAGAATCACCCTGAGTAAGGGCTTCCGGTATATCCGGGAACGAGACAACAAATCCGCCGCTGTCTGGCGTTAATACTACTGGATATCGCATATTTATCCTGGTGAAGCTGTACGGGTAACCAGCCCCGGAGGGCTGGTTTGTTATTTCAGGCCTAACTGCTTGATTATCGCCTTTCTTAGTGGTTCTTTTATCTCGGCGCCAGGATGTCTCGGCATTACGCTTCGATTCCCGTTATATCGCAGTTTCAGATGGTTAGTACCGTTTGAAACTTCGACCCCCTGAGATTCAAGCCACCGCCTGAACTCGCTTTGCTTCACCACTCCTCCATTCTGTTGAACATGTTATTATAGTAAACTTTTATGCTTACCATGTCAACATTTATGTTTACGGAAAAGAGGGCGGAACAACGATATGACAGGGGACTGATGCAATCCATCTTTGCGAATACCTCCTGCCGTATAGCGTATAGCAAAAGCCCCGCACGATGGCGAGGCTTGAATTTGTTGGGTCGACAATTAAAGCTATGGCGACGATATCAGATTTACTCAAAATATATGCTTTTCAGTTCGGTTTTGCAAGACTTTGTACATAATTAGTCGCCTTTTGTTGTGAACGTGATCGTGTTACTGCAATCAATGCACTACTGTCGAGCTTAATAAAACAGCTACGCATTACAAGCCAGTGTGGTAGGTATATCTCCGTCCAGGTGGATTTAGCCACGCCTGCCAGTTCTGCCAGTGCCTGGAATTCGTATGTATCTTTACCAGCCAGATCAGCTTTAACATCCTGCGCTGCAAGCCAGATAAGCTTGCGCAGGCGGTCAATAGTCTTTTTAGCTACCCGCTTACCCTCCAGTTGCTGGCTGAACTGCTCCCAAGCCCACCGTGTTATTTCGACCTGGTGTTCCCAGCAGGTATTCTCACTGTAATTCCACAACAACCACGCCTTGTAGTGTTCATCGAGTGAAAGAACCGCCCGGCGCCATGAGGCAGTGGAATATTCCACCGGCTTTACCAGCGCGATAGCACAGCCTTTCGCCAGTGACTGCCTGCCGGGAACTGGAGGGGTATTTAACGTTATCCAGCGTTCTGTTTCTTCGTCCCAGATACGTTGTTTTTTTCGGGGATAGTTTTTCGTATCGAACCGGGCGTTCTCCAGCCACGCCATCAACTGCCCTTTCGTCGTTCCACTGAAATCAGCCAGGGCGACGGTCAGTTGCTGTCTGATATATTCCAGGTATTGTTCTTTCACGCGGCTTTCCACTTTTTCAATGCACGAAGTTTTTCCCTGGCGTCAGCGCGGATCGCTGCCAGTTCTTCTGGTGTATAACGGTGTCGTTCGTTGTCTGATTCGAGTTCCTGTACGCCTGCCTCGCCAATCAGTTCAACCAGTGCGACGCGGTATGCTTCTATATTCCCTGATTTGTGGACGTTACAGGATGGACACTGAAGCCATACGTTATTGTCGGTAAAGCGAAGCTGCGGCGCGGCTGCCGTAGTACGGTAATGTCCGGCGTGCCAGACCGGGGCTGTTTTCGTTCCGCATGATATGCAACCGTACCCCTGAGAAAGCAGATACTCCCGCCGCCAGTCGTTGTATACTCGCTGGGTCATCTTTATCCAGTGACGGAGTGGCTTCACTGCCCGCAGTCGGTCTGCGTGGCGCTGGCGTTCGGCTTTATCTGCCTGGTGCTTTTCCTTTATGCGTTTCGCTTCTGCTTTAATCTTCTCTTTGGCACGCAGTTCCAGCGCATAGATAGCGCCATGTTCAGGACAGCACCAAACAACATTGCTGTAAGCAGGATGAAACCATTCCCGGCAAACTTTGCACTTACGGCGCGGTAATTTAGCCATGCTCACCCCCAGACCCGGTTACGCCAGCGGTTATCCGGCCTGGCCGGTTTGCTGGAGGTAGGGAGAAACGCGCTAACTGTCCAGGTGGTGTAATCCGGATTGAGGCTACGCTCAGTTTTGACACCGCGCACCCGGTACCGAACCACCAGTTCGTCGGCCTGCTCGGTTGTGCAGTCGTGATGATGGAACCAGGAATATTTCATCGCCATCACCCCGCGAAGCTCATGAGCTGGGCGGCGGCGTTCTCAGCGTCATTCGCTGACCGGAATTTGCGACGTAATATGTAATTCCAGAGGACATTGAGCACCGACTGATAAACGCCGTTAAATTCAGCATCATCCATACTGGCGAATGAGATAGATTTAGCGACTTTCCTGCGTGAACCATCAGGCATGGTGTATTCGTCGTAGAATCCGGCCTGGATGATTGCCCACTCGCGGAAGGAATCGAAGTGCTTCAACAGTACGGTTTCGCGGGAACGGGCCAGACCGACACTATTGAGGTACATTTCAGCAGAGTTGTAGAGCGCATCGCGTTGCGACGGATTTGATGACAGGAAATCAATATACCCGGAAATTAGCGACCGTTCTGACTCCTCAACCAGTCCGCCGGTTGGCGTCCAGTAGTGATAACCGAGCGACAGTAGCTTGAAGAATTTTTTGTGGAATGCGTAATTACGTGGTTTGCGGAACTCGCCCGTAAGCAACTGTCCCGTTGGCAACAGATGCAAAAACTCGCTGGTTCCGGGATCAACCGAAATCAGGACGTTCTGAAATGTCTTTTCAAAATACAGTGTTTGCGCCATGGTGTTCTCCGTGGCGCATAATTGTCAGGTTACTGGTTGTTCAGGCCAGTGCGATAATTATGATTGCATGCTTATTGTTAAGTCAATTATTAGAGCCCATCTCTCTGACAACTTCCATAATGGTATCCTTAGACCAGTACAAATCATCTCTTGATAGCTTTCGGTTTGTTACAGAACCGTTTTGGGTTGATAGGATATAGCGATCACCTGATGCAAGTCTAAAAGACAAAAGTTCTATTCCCTTAGCATCAGTTATAGTCACCCGCAAATTATCAGCAAGATCTGATAGGACTCCTTCTGCCACGTAACCCCCCTGAGCGACACACGGACGCGGTTAAAAATTGTCGGCAGCAGCATCAAAGGGATACGCAAATTGCGGTATTCTGAAAAATGCGCGCCAGTATTAAGCGCAATGTTAATAAAACCAGTCGTCAGCGCTTTCCCACGTTTCCTGCAGAATGCTCTGTATACGTTTTTTATCGCCATCAGCAGCACCGACGATACTCAATTCATCCTGACTACCGCGACGGATAGTTAAGTTGCAGTTTTCATACTGATTCTGGAGACGGGTAATTAATTCTTTTTCCAGTGCAGGAACTGCACCTTCCGGAAGCTGTTTTGTCCGGCTGATAACAAGCTCAATTCTCATAAATCCCTCTACATTTAACTACTGTATATAAACACAGTATACCTATTAAAAAGAATATTCAAGAGGTTAATAGCACTTTTTGCCAAAGCTAGCCTGTTGTTTCATATCAGATTTCAGGCGGAAAAACCCGCCGCAGCGGGTTGAATAATCTGATGTTTTTATGCAGCAATTTCTTCCGACTGGCAAATCCCGGGCAAATTGGCACGCACCAGCGCCTCGGCGAAAGGCGGCGGGATAGCGTTGCCGCAGCGGGCCACTTGTTTATCTTTGGCGTACCGCCTGCCGCGATAATCGCGAGGGAAACCCGCATAAAGCGGGTTTTTGAGGTGTTATCTTTGCTTGAGTTTAAAGGAAATGACATTAGCTACCTGAATCATCTCGGCTTCACTAAATCTCGTTATAGCAGACAATTCAGATGCTGGAAGATCAAATATGTCTATTAACTCGTTAACTTTGATTATCGAGTGTTTATCAAGAAGGGTTATGAGTTTGTGAATCAATTCTGGCTCTTCTCTTTGTATAACATCGTCTAATGGCTCTCTTCTACGAAATGGCGCTAACTGTTTGAATATATAACTTTTTTGGTTATCAGTTATCAACTCAAGACTATGAGCACGCATTGTTATACTTCCAATAGAAGTAATCCAGCGAAGTTTTAATCGCTCAAGCGCAGAAAGGCTCGGGCTATAATACTCACGCCCAAACGTTGCAGCTGGCATTAAGAAGCATGAGGCAAAATAATCAGCCTGAGACTCCACCAGATCAAACAATTCTTTATCATCTAGGTAGTCATCCTCCACTGCCCTATGCATAATTAAATGACCAAGTTCATGGGCAAGGCTAAACCGCATACGAACAGCAGTCTTCGATCTATCTAACATAATTAAAGGCCGTTCATTATGCCAGAACGAAAAAGCATCAACTTTCTCACCAGCTGGTAAGTGAGAAACCACAATTCCTTTGTTTTCAACAAGCCTAGTTAGATTGAGTATTGGACCGTCACCTAACCCCCAAAAACGCCTTAATTGAGTAGCCATATCCTCAATATCGGATAGGGATAGAGCCTCGAAATCAATAATATCTAATTCAGGCAGTACCACATCTGGTAACTGAGCATATTTTAGACATTCATCTAGTATTAACGCCGCCCAGCGCCCACGTGTTTTCCCTGTAACTCGAGCCTTTTTGGTCGCAGTTGAACGACTTCTAAAATGAACTGCACCATCCAAAAATGGGGAGGCATTGGGGGCCAAGAAAAATCGTTCTGGAAATCCTAACACCTTAGCTATTGCAGAAAGCGTATCAGCAGAAGGAGACTTCAACCCCTTCTCGAATGACGAAATAGCTTGTCTTGAAATATCGAGCACTCTGGCAAGTTCAGCCATCGTCAACCCTTTTGCCTCTCTTGCTTCTTCAAGGCGACGAGGGTTAAACGATTTATCAGTGAATGGTGCTTGTGTGATATTCATGCTCATGATTGCTGTGATTTAATTATTTGTTCAGTAAGAATCTTAATTTTATCTTCAATCTCGGAGTCCACATTCTCAGCCTCAGCTTCCACCATCGTCATAATTGGTAAAGACTCAGTATAAAGAATCCCGTAATTATCTGAAGAAGGAATAGTTAAATTCAGTTTAGCTAAGTTCTGATTGCTGCCATCATGTAACATATAAACATGTCCACCAGACACTTCCATCTCTTGAGAGGAAGCATTTTCATCACCAAAGTTCAATTCATAGTTTTGATTAGCATAAACAGCTCTATACAATGCCTGTTTAGGTAGCGGCGCGTTACCCGATAAATGATGCACCGTCATTTTCCAGTTGTTCGAGTGAATCGCAATATGTTTACAGTTTTTAGCAATATTGCTACCAACTTCAAAATCCAGCCCCATACGTTTAGCAGCATTCTCAAGCAATGCATCAGCATAAAACCAGCGCAAATATGACTGTGCCTGGGCCCAAAAAGAACCAAACTCTTTTGCCTTCATATGCGAATGAAGATAAGCCTGTGCTAACGATATCGAAAGCTCCTTACGACACTCCTTGTCATATGCTTCTAACAGCTGTTGGGAGAAATTCTGCATGACCACAAAATCCTTTGTTGTTTTGATGTCAACCATATTTCCATTTAACTACCATTTTGTCAACCAAGCAAATGCAAAAAAAACCCGCCGCAGCGGGTTATGACGCAACACTTCATGCCGGATTTTTCCGATCCGTCTTGTTGTGAACCTCCCAGAGACTAATGCTGCGGTGGTACTGGCATTGGCCTCCAATGCGTAACCAAGATATGCTCAATGCAGTTAATCTGATTACCGCCTCGCATGTCATAAAACAGTCCAGATTGCTCATCGAAATATGAAACATAACGGTATCCCAACTTGTTCTGGACAATTACTTCTTGCTCGTCTTCCGGCATCCGCTCGCTACAGCTTATCCAGCCATCCGGAGTTACCGGAGAGTTGCCAGTTAGAGGCATATATTTCACTCCCCACGTTTCAGACGGGTTATTACTGCCCAACATAAATAGCGGAGCGTTAGGATCGCGTTTGTCATCGCTGTTGTAATCGCTACGCAACCAGCCAATAACCTCATCGCTTGATGGTTGCTTGACTGGTGCTTGATTGAGTCGTTCGTAATTACCGAACGACTGCATGGCAGCGTTATAACCATCGGCAAAAATTTCTGCTTCTTCGTTGTTCAGTTCAGCGCCAAGTTTAAAAGCAATATCTTTCGCCATTGATGCTGTTATTTGATGGTGTTTCACGATTTACCTCCATTGAGCATGGCGGTACGACAGGCATTCCATGCTCTCATTGCAAGAGTTGCCCGGTCCTCCTTCGCCATTCCGTTGATTTGCACAAAGTTGCAGGCGGTGGAAAAGTTCATTTTTTCAGGTACTACCGGCGCTGGCGGGGCGGCGTAGACTTCAATAACACCATTATCGATGGGCCACTCCCCATCCTTGATGTAGTCAGTTGTTCCACTTACCTGCTGATCTTCGATGTGGAATGCACCTATTGGCTCAGCTTCCAGCGATGCCAGCGCGATTTTGAAAATAGCTGCATCAAGTTGCGCTTCTTCGACGCCGGGATAATTGGCAGTTACCGCAATCCTGTTCTGAAGTTTTTCGATTAACTGTTCTCTGGTAATAGTGGTCATGGGTTAGTCCTCAACGCTGATATCAACAGCCACTTTCATTCTCCCGGCAGAAACTTCAAAACCGGTGACGTCCGCATTAAGCATGTATTCAGATATAACCAGCGCAAGAAGTTTTAACTTCGCGTCTGTATCGTTACCGTTCAATTCTTCAAGAAGCTCAATAACTGGCTCCATATGTTCACCCATTTTCATGCTCACTCCCCCTTCACGCCAATGCCAGCGGCGCGGATTGCTTTCTTCACGAGCCGCTTATCAAGCACAGGAACATCACGAGATAAATCATCATGCTCGTACCAGAATGTCGGAGGCAGCGTCACCTCCCGCGCCTCCAGTTCTTGAATGCGCTGGCGTAATGCCGAAATTTCCACCTCAGCAGCGTCTGTGTAATGAACGTTTTCATACTCAAGTGGTGGTAAATCCGGCGTAATGACACCAAAAAGTTTTGCCAGCGCCCGGTAATTCAGTTCACTGTGGTAACGACCTTTGCAGCGAACCAGTTTTTCAGCAGCAGCTACAATCGCGCTTTGTTCTGCTATGCTGCGTTCTGCGGCCTCCAGTTGCTCCCGCGCCTGTCGCATATCATCACGCAGCGCCAGCGCTACGGCCTCTATTGCGTCTTTTTCCCGCTGGAGTTGAAGATTCTCATCCAGTAGCGCCAGCGCAACTTTCGGGTTAAATGCAGCGATGAAAGCCGCTATTTTTTTGTTCGATATTTCATTAGTAACTGGCTGGTAAGAACGGTAGGTTGCTCCTCTTTCAAGACTCCCGCTGACGATAACCTGATAATCAGCATCGCCATTATCGAGAACGTCCCATTCTTCGCGATCAACGCTTTCTGCTATCTGTCGCAGCGCCTGTTTGTCGATTGTCATGCTGCACCGCCTTCAACGCGTTTAAATTCAATCACCCACACCCAGGGGTTAGCCGCCCAGGATTCTTCGCCGTAGATGGATTTCCATAGATATCGGTAACCATCAACGAGCAAATCACCAAACCCTGTATCAGTTACTCCCTCTGCTTCGGCGTCGGATTCAGTAATTGAGTTGAGGCGCTCAACTCGAACTCCGGTAATCTCCAGCGTGATACGGCTTGCCCAGCGCGGCATATGAATAGACGGCGTCCACTTCTCTGGTGTGGCCGGTTTGTCGCAGACAGCAATGGGGACACGATGAGTTTGCTCAGTCCAGGAGTTTCGGACGCTGGCCCGGTAGACCAGCGTGGCGACATCCGTTGCCCGGCTATGGACACGAAATGTTTCCCGCACCCAGATGCGATCGCCGATCTCACCGTATGGACACGCAAACCAGATATCACCGCCGCGTTCGCAATCCTCCGCCCACGGCCACAGCGAACCATCATCACGTTCGGCAATTTCAGTGAACCGCGTCTGTTTCCATTTGATAGGACGCCGCGTCTGCGTTTTCCGTCCGTCGAGAATTGCCCGCACCATCTCAGCGTTAAAAATCATTCCACGCTCTTTCATTTGGTTGCTCCTGTTAAATCAGACCGGCGTCTTTGCGTTGTTTGTATTTCGCCAACAACAACTCGGCTGGCGTTGGACCGCGATCCCGCGACGGCGCGGCTAAAGCGCGACGAACAGGCGGTATGGGTTTACCTGCAAGAGCTCGCTTTTCCCAGTCATGCAGGATGTCGCCAGCGGCCCGGATAAGTTCCTTTTCACTTAATTGCCCCTCAGTTCCACGGCGGCGCAGCTCCAGGCAGACGTGGTAATACAGCGGATTTTTATCTCTCCATGGGAACTGCTCACTGGTCGGATAACGGAAAACAAGCTTCCGCCAACGCCAGTATTCGCTCACGATGTCATCAACACTGACCCCGAGCGCTCCACTCCCCTCACGGCACCACGAAATAAACTGACCTGGCGAAGGCCAGAACGGAGACTGGCTGGAGCGGGCTTTTTGCATACCGGCGGAAAGTTGTTCACGGGATGTGATGCCTGACTCTGCGAAGGCGGCGATCCATTGCTGCTTTGCAACGCGAATATCATCGCCAGTACGGAGGTTCGTCTGAGTGGATGCCGGAAATACCTGCATGAGGTTTTCAAAAAGCATATCCACCAGCTTTTCAGCATCTGCGTTAACAACCTTACGGCCCTCGCAAGAATCGCCAGCCATGCGCGCCAGCATTTCGCCGTCGCGATTCTGAATTGCACGATAAAGATCCGGGGTCATATAAATTTCTCCCATGCTTCAGCACTGTTCCAGTGCGGGCCAGTTTCGGATTTTCTTGCGCTGAAATCTGCGCGTGGCTTGCGAGTTGTGTCTTCGCGATGAAGGGCTAGCGTGTCCCACTTGGCTCGGAGCTTTGCCGGCGATCGGATGTTGATATACCAGAATGCATCTTTGCTGGCCCAGAGAAACATCTCGCAGATTTCGCGATGAGTATGCCCGTCAAGCTCACGCATCAATCGCACGTCGTTAGCCCAGGCGACAATGCGTGGTTTTTTCGTGATGGGTTTTACTTTGTCGGCAAGAGCGAAAATCCACTCTGCACATTGCTGGTCTTCAGCGGTTGCCCATTTAGCCCCACTGGGGGTGTAAATTGCGGCTTCCGGATGAGCGAATAAAAACCTCTTCAGACGGTCGTCAGAGGATTCGTCAGAATTCTCGGACGTAGATCTTTTAATATTGTCTTTTGTTAGTTTGTCTTTTGTGGTTAGCAACTTCTGCTTAGGTGCGTTAGCAACTTCCGCTAAGGTTTTCTTAGCAGGTTTAGCTAATGTTTTGCAGAATCCGTTATTTTTAGTTTGCCATTCGGAAATATGGATATTCATACCAACCCTGCGGCCTTCCTGAATCAGTACCTTCTTCCTGATCAGACTGTTTTTTGCTGTCGAGCAATGGGTATGATGCTTCTGAATCATCTCCTCTAGCTGCTCGTTGCTGATCCAGTCCATTTTCTTGTTGTATCCATATGTCTTGCGCCATACGGCCATCAGGATGCACAGCTCAGTCTCCGGCAAACCAGAACACATCACGGCATCCAGAAGTTCATTTGCCAGGCGCGTATAGCCATCATCGAGATCTGCCACGCGCGGCTCCTTAGGTGCCACGTCAGGCACAGGAAAATTGATTACTTCGGCAGTGTTTGCCATAATTACTCCTGTGAATTGATCCAGTTAATTCCACCAGAAAGCCGTTGGTGACCCATCACCGCGGCTTTCGCCTTTTTGGTTGCTGCCATTTTCAGTCCCACCCCAGCGCATCCGGCCTGGCTCGTTCAGCCTTTAGCCCGGCATCAGCGAGAATCTCTACAGCTGTGAGATAGTTTCTGGATACCAGTACCGCCTCCGGTGGCGCGGCCTGAATCCCAAGAAAAGCCAGCTCTTTCGCCATGTTGCAGAAATATCCCTCAGCTTTACGCCTGCTGACTGTCGACTCGCTGATGCCCATATGCTCGGCGTATGATTTCTGCCCTACTGATGCAAGCCGGTTGAGCAGGACGCTCTCTATCTCAATCGGGTTGATTTCTGGTGGGTCTAACTTTCGTGCAATTGCGTTCTCCATGGGTAAATATCCTCTGTATGAATTGGCGTGCGGTTTAATCCTGTTGGTCCGGCAACCCGTCGGTGGGGTTTGGGTAAATATCCTTTCGCATTTGGTGTGGAGTGACTTTCCAGTTAAGTGCCTCACAAATCGGAATGACACGATGAGCTGGTGCTTCACTATTCAACCAAAGGCTTACAGACTGCGGAGTTGTTCCAAGGCGTTTTGCCAATTCTGTTTGGCTCATAATTGAGCAAATGAAAGATTTTAAATCAGCGTTCATAGCGTCCCCTTGTTAAATACAAGAAAACATTACAACAAGGAAAACATTTAAACAAGTTTTTCTTGTGCAAATCTTGCAATGTCTTATACAAGCTGGACTTGTAAAATGATGAATATGAAAACAGAACAGCATGAAAATTTTGTTCGTAGGCTCCAGCTCATTCAGGATCAAACGGGTTGGAACTTATCTGAGATTGCCAGGAGGGTTATGGTCTCTCCACAGGCGGTTCAGCAATGGGCTAAAGGCGATACAACACCTCGCGGCGAGAGGCTGAAAAGACTCGCAGCCGTTACAGGGAAACCTGAACATTGGTTTTTCATGCCACTTGATGCAAATGAACCGAGTAATTCTTTATCTGAAATTCCAACCTCAAGCAGCCGGGATATGCTGGATGACAAAGAAAAGGCTCTTTTGGCTCTTTTCAACCAGATGCCAGAAGCGGAGAAAAACCGCCTCATTGTCCATGCCAAAGCCACTCTACAAGAGCTTGACCTTCTGAAGGATGATGTCCTCAGTATCATCAAAAATATAAGCGAGTAATTTCAATATGTTAGAACATAACCGCCTACTTAGGCGGTTTTCTTGCGCCCTTAAAAACAACATTTTCTTGTATTTTTACTTGTAAGTAGCAAAATTTGCTTGTAAGGTTATCTATATCGACAACAAGCGCATCGTTGTCAGGTGATAAACGTTCCGCTGGCCGGCGATAAGGCAAACGAGGGTGAGAATGATTGATTTCGCACGTAAACCAGCTCGACAGCAGGCTGTCCCGCTCAACCGGATTGAGGTTTTAATCCGCCGCCTCTGCTACCTGCTGGCGCAGAAAGGAGATCCGGATGCTTAAACAATGCGGTTACTGCCGCAAATCCATTGATGAAGGCAAAGAAGTAAAAAACACACTTCTCTATCGCAACGGCTCGCAACTGGCGAGCAAAGAAAAGGAATATTGTTCCAGGCAGTGTGCTGAATACGACCAGATGGCGCACGAAAGTTAACGTAAAAGCCGCACAAGGCGGCCCATACGTCCGGTGACACCGACCAAAGTTTCACCGGAAAACTACACAAAAAACCAAAGTTCACCCAATGGGCGCTATCTCTGGCCCGGGGATCTTACATCTAAAAAAGAGGATCTCACATGGAATTTTTCTATGTAGTAAAAGCTACGCAGAAATCCGGAAAGCAAGATGCGACGGTCTGGTTCACTGCAAAATCAGAAGCGCGCGCCAACCTTATGCTGGATGTCGTTCTGGAAGATGCTGAAATTGAAACCGGCCGCGGTAAGGATTATGCAAGGCCGATCCGCACCAATTTTCCGGTAGTCAACGAGCTGCCGCCGGAAGGTGAAATAAGTTTTACCTTCACTAATTATTATCGCCTCGGTGAAGATGGCATGACTTGGGAACAAATCCCCGGCGTCACCCTGCCATCATCTGAAACTGCCGCAGCGGCTCGACAGCTCATCGTTGACGGTGTTGATACCGAAACAGGCGAAGTGCTGGAAGACCACACCGAAAATTTTGGTAACGAAAGCAACAGCCCTGCCCAGGCAACAGCCCCAGCCCCCGAACTGACTGTTGTCGCAACTATGCCTCTCCGTCACCGCGTTCTTGCTCAGTACATAGGTGAAGGTGAGTATCTTTATCACGTCGACGCCTCCCAGAAAAAAGAAATTCTGCGTCTCGAAATGGACACCGATAATTCATATGTCCAGAACCTGCTGCTTGCCGCCGAGAATGTTGAAGCGTTCAAGAAAGCCATTGAACATGACATTCACAAAATAGTGAATGCCGTTAAAAAAGTATTCCCTGTCGATGGAAAAACTCCTGAACTGGCGACTGTTATCCAGTTCTTTAAAACATGGTTCGAGACGGAGCATATCGATCGCGGTTTGCTCGTTAAGGAGTGGGCGAAAGGCAACCGTGTATCGGCTATTCAGCGCACTGAAAGCGGCGCCAACGCTGGCGGTGGCAATAAGACTGACCGTAACCCTGATTACGAACACACTCTCGATACTCTGGACGTAGAGATTGCAATGGCCACTTTGCCTATGGACTTTAATATCTATGAGCTACCTGGCAGCGTTTACCGTCGCGCAAAAGAAATCGTAAAGAAAAAGGAAAGTCCGTTCAAAGAATGGTCCGCAGCACTTCGCGCAACGCCCGGTATCCTGGATTATTCCCGCGCCGCTATTTTCGCGCTGATCCGAAGCGCACACCCTGAGTTTTATCACTACCCCGGACGCCTTCAGGGGTATATCAACGCCAACTTAACGGAGACTGATCACGAGAACCCCACCGAGGAAGCTCTCACGGCTGCCCGACACACTCCGGAAAAAGACGCGGTAGAAGAAGCCAACCGACAGCTTGCCGCCGCGCGCGGTGAATATGTGGAAGGCATCAGCGACCAGAACGACCCCAAATGGGTGAAAACCGGGACAAGCCAGCCGACCACCGAACCTGAACTGGTTAAAAATGTTGGCAACGGTATTTTCGACGTGTCCGCTTTAATGCAGAACTCATCAACTCATGGCACAGAAACGAATCCGGAGACCACCAGCAATGTGCAGGTTCAAAAAGCTGACAGTGATGAAAAACAGGCTGGTGATGCGGTGCAGGCAGGCGAAGGCGATCTGGGTACTGGTAAAGAAGCAGTTACCGTAGAGAACCAGAATCAGGCTGAGACGCACCAGAACAACGATTCTGTGAGCCAATCTGAACCTGAGGCGCAACAAAACGTACCGGAATCGCAACAAGAAGAGCCAGAAGCAGCCTGGCCGGAATACTTCGAGCCGGGCCGCTATGAAGGTGTACCAAACGAGGTTTACCACGCCGCCAACGGGATCAGCTCAACTCAGGTGAAAGATGCTCGCGTGTCGCTGATGTACTTTAACGCGCGTCACGTAGAGAAGACTATCGTCAAAGAGCGCTCTCCAGTGCTTGATATGGGCAACCTGGTACATGCTCTGGCTCTACAGCCGGAAAACCTCGAAGCGGAGTTCAGCGTAGAGCCGGAGATCCCTGAGGGTGCTTTCACCACCACCGCCACCCTGCGCGAGTTCATCGACGCGCACAACGCCAGCCTGCCAGCGCTGCTGAGTGCTGACGATATCAAAGCGCTGCTGGAAGAGTACAACGCCACCCTGCCGTCGCAGATGCCGCTTGGAGCTTCGGTAGATGAAACCTATGCATCGTATGAGCAGCTTCCCGAAGAATTCCAGCGCATTGAAAACGGCACCAAACATACAGCCACGGCGATGAAAGCCTGCATCAAAGAGTACAACGCCACCCTGCCCGCGCCGGTTAAAACCAGCGGCAGCCGTGACGCGCTGCTGGAGCAACTGGCAATAATCAACCCTGACCTGGTCGCTCAGGAAGCGCAAAAATCGTCGCCGTTGAAAGTCTCTGGCACGAAGACCGATCTGATTCAGGCCGTGAAATCAGTCAACCCGGCAGCGGTATTCGCCGACGAATTGCTGGATGCGTGGCGGGAGAACACCGAAGGGAAAGTGCTGGTCACCCGCCAACAGCTCAGCACCGCGCTGAACATTCAGAAAGCCCTGCTGGAGCACCCGACCGCCGGCAAATTGCTGACTCACCCAAGCCGCGCTGTCGAGGTTAGCTATTTTGGGATTGATGAGGAAACCGGGTTGGAAGTTCGGGTACGCCCTGACCTTGAGCTCGATATGGGCGGCCTGCGCATTGGCGCCGACCTGAAAACTATCAGCATGTGGAACATCAAGCAGGAAGGCCTGCGTGCGAAGTTGCACCGGGAAATCATCGATCGGGACTATCACCTGAGCGCGGCCATGTACTGCGAAACTGCGGCGCTGGACCAGTTTTTCTGGATTTTCGTCAACAAAGACGAGAACTACCACTGGGTCGCCATCATTGAGGCGTCCACCGAACTGCTGGAACTTGGCATGCTCGAGTACCGCAAAGCGATGCGTGCAATAGCGAACGGTTTCGATACTGGCGAATGGCCTGCACCGATTACCGAAGACTACACCGAAGAACTCAATGATTTTGATGTGCGTCGCCTTGAAGCGCTGCGCGTACAGGCATAAGGGGAAAATCATGGAAAACACAAACATTGTTACCACTGAGCAGCAGGCACCAAACACCATTTCTGCCAGTAACGCGATTTTTAACGTTCAGGCACTGGGTCAGTTAACGGCTTTCGCTAACCTGATGGCAGACTCACAGGTGACGGTACCGG